ATTGATTGAATAGACATATCATCACCTCATTGGTTGGTTATACATTATGGGTATACATTACACCCCATAAGCACACTATGTCAACAACAATGTATGGGGTGACAATAAATATCTGGCAATGCCTAGCATACCGTCACCCCATTGTTTGTTTCACTCTCAATTTTCACCTACCTTGCTATCGGCAGTTTTTCACACGCAATACATCAGCGGCATATCCAAGGATAGCTAGGGCATCAGTTTTTGTGTAGTTACTTGTTGAGCCTGTAATATAGATTTTTGTTTGTGATGCTCACATGTTACCCGGACAAGGTACACCACAAACAATCTCGACAGCACTGTGTCGCACGACTAGACAATATACAAAACTAGTCTGTTTACATTACGCCCAACCCGTATGGCCTCAGAGTGTTACAGCTTGGCCTTGACTTGTCGTACCCTTGTACCCTTGGAAACAAGTGCCGTTTCAAGTTAGTTTCCTAGCCTTGTTGGACTCCTTAACCTACGCCCCAACCACGTTACAACGGGTGTTCGTTTCTTTATAGTCGGTTGGCATATGACGCCACTACTTTAACCGACTTGTAATCTTGCCCACTTTATAGTCGCATCAATTCGGCTTCGCGACTGCTACTGCCTGTCTTTCGGGGAAGCAGTAAACACCCATTTAGTATTTAGAGACTAATTCAAACCGTTTTCTATGTCAACAATTTTTTTTCAATCTCAATTCGGCTCATACTCGCTAGTCACGTTGCCACCGTTGCTTTACCTTGTCGCTACCCCTAGGGCTTGTCGCTAGTATCGCTGGCTTGTTTGCCGATGTTTAAGAGACTAAATGAAACTGTTTTGCTAGTCAACAATTTTTTTCAGTCTATCTAGGCTTGGCGTTGTTTGCCTCGCTTCGATTTTTAGAGACTAATCTTTTTGAATGGATAAGTAAACAATTTTCTTTTGTAATGTTTTCAATAGGTTAAGAATTAAGTGATTGATTTTATTGATAAATAAAAATGCATTTTGTTTGAATTATTTTTGGTTATGTAATGATATCAATAACTTAGCATAGTTTTTATTTTGTATTATATAAGTATGGGGTGATTTTGTTGGGGTAGGGTATATGCACCGCCTCTTGCATACGGTGTATGTTTTTGAAAACACTAGCTTTTTTCTTTATGTGTTGGGGTTAACTGATACACTAACAGTTATCTTCTTAATGTTTTCAATTACTTAGCGGCATATTGATTGCTATCATTGTCTGAAAGTGGCAGAAAATATATGTTTTTTCAGCGGCAATCGGCAAAATACTGTCATTTCAATGGGTTACGGGCAGGAGCCACCCCCCGTCCGGGTGTACGTATATACACAGAAATACACAGATCAGGAAAATTGAGTGTTAACCACAAGGGTAACTGACAATCACATATGCACAAGCATTGTGCAACTGCCTAAAAAATAGGCAACTGTAAGGGGGTGTATGGACCATATAAATGTTTTTTGCAAAAAAGATGTTGACAGGGGTTGACAGGAAATGGTAAAATATGTATAACTACACTACACTATAAGTGATACACTAAAGTGTTTTTAAACTAAGATTATTAATACACCTAAATGCTACATTATAGTGTATCTATATTTTCTTTGTTAATATCACTATAGTGTTACACCTAAATGTACACCTAAGTGTAGTTATTCGTGCTTTTCTAAAGAAAGTGCTTGACAATGGCAAAGAAATCCGTAAAACTATACACAGATAATGTACTTGATGCATTCTACGATGCTATACGTACTAATTCATTAGACCGTCTGCATATACCGCACAGCGATGTGTTTTACGTGCGTAGTGCAGTCGAAGCCCATTACGGGCGTTCATTTACTTTGAAGCATGTAGAAGATGCGATGAGAGCAGAGGGGTGGACAGAGAAAGATGAGTGATGGTTTCATTCTTCCTATACCTATCTGTGATTATCACGATGGACGGACAAGTTAAAACGCACACTGAAGTTGTAGAGCAATGTCCTACCACAGAGCAGGTGATGCAGTGGCATCAGTCTATGGTAGCGTCAGGTGAGATAGTTGACTGGAGAGCCAAGTGTACACCGCATACTTTTGACATGCCAATGCCAGAAAAAGGATTAAACACGTAATGGCTATTGAATATCGTGGTATAAAGTTTCCCGGTTACAACAAACCTATTAAATCAAACCGTGAAGGCAAGAAGATGATGGTGCTTGCCAAAGACGGCGATAAAGTTCGTTTAATTCACTTCGGTGCTACAGGCTATGGACACAACTATAGTGCTGCAGCTAGGAAGTCATTCCGTGCTAGACACAACTGTGACACAGCTAATGACAAATTGACTGCCCGGTATTGGGCGTGTCGTCATCTGTGGAAAGGTCCGGGTGGTAGCACTAAATCATCACCAAAGTCTAGAAAAGGAAAATACTAATGGGACTGTTTGAATCAAAACTTGACAAGATGACTTCTGCTCAACTGCAAGCCTATGCTACCAAGTATGGGCAGGAAAACAATATGAGCGATGCTGCTGTGGCTAAAATGTTTGGTGCTAAGATTAAGCAGAAGCAAGCTGAAGAAGCCAAAGGTAAAAAGAAAACAGAAATGAAAAAAGGTGGTATGCCCAAAAAAGATAAAGTACCTGTAATCACAATTGGTGTAGGCATGGCTGAGTTTCCTAAAGGCAAAAACAAACCACATAATTATTTTGCAGGTGGTTCAGTAAAAATGAACCCCGGACTAAAGGCACTTAAAAAAGCCAGCCCAGAAGCCTACAACAACATTATGAAAAATAAGTAATGGCTGTCACAGGTAGAAACAAATCGCGTAATTATAAAAAAGAATACGCGAACTACCACAGCAAACCTGCACAAAAGAAAAATCGTGCTGGGCGTAACGCTGCACGTGCCATAGCGAAAAAACGTGGTGCCAATGTAGCTGGCAAAGATGTTGCACATCGTAATGGCAATCCTCGTGATAACCGCCCACGTAACTTGACTACACAGACTGCTAGTCGTAATAGGTCTTTTGCACGTACATCAACGGCACGTAAACGTAATCCTTATGCATGAGATAGAACGTGACATACGTAAGTGGTCACACGAGTTTCTTGAAGTACCAAATGCAAAACTCAATGGCCTACCACCCTGCCCCTATGCAAAACAAGCATGGTTAGACGATAAGGTATCCTTCAGTATCAACACAGGGCTAGAGGGTTTAATAAAAGAAGTGACCATCTTTGAACTGCATGACTACGACATAGTAGTGTGGGCAAACCAATACCTACCTGACATGGAATACCTAGATGGATATTGTGATGGCATAAATGAAGCCATGTCCATAGCAGGTAAAGATATGCACCTCATGGTGTTTCATCCAGACTATGACGCTGAAGAGGCGGGTCTGGATTTCCTAGTTGATGAGGATGCAACAGATGAAGGTCTTGTGTACTGCATGGTGTTTGTACAGAGACTGTCTACACTAGACGATGCAGCATTGAGTCTGGAGAAGTCTGGGTATTATAAACACTTTCCAGAGGAAGTGTATCAGAGTCTAGTATTAGATAGAAGGGAACTTAGAAATGGTAGCTAAGAAAAAGATGCGTGGCGGCGGCATGGCTAAAATGGCTAAGAAGAAGATGATGCGTGGTGGCTCAGTACAGGCCAAAAAAATGCGTGGCGGTGGAATGGCTAAAATGGCTAAAAAGAAAATGATGCGTGGCGGGATGGCTAAGAAGAAATAATGAAACGTCAAGCAATCAAATATCTGGGATGGGCTTTGCTCTATATGGGCAAGCCCTTTACCTGTGTAGGCAACTGGTTTTGGAAGATGCATCGTAAAGTGTTGGACTGGAATAAGTAATGGTACAACCCATTTCATTTGATACAGCAACAGAAAGTATAGCTGTAACCGCTACATCAGGCGGTGCTAGTGCTAATGTTCTGTACACAGTTCCAAATCTGCACGATGCTACTGTAGAGTTTTTGCACGTAAGTAATGGTGCTGCTTCTACAGACAATATATCAATACAGTGGTATCACAAAGAAGACGATGCGTACTACACAATCGTAAATAACAAATCTGTTTCAGGTAATGATGTATATAATATGATTACATCTGACCGTCTTCATCTTCACTCTGGTGACAAGATTGTTGTATTTAATGGCGGTGGCAACATGGGCGTTACTATTTCATGCAAAGAATACTATAATCCAGCACGTGGTAACTAGGAGAACAGGAGATATGCCCCTTACAACTAAAGGTTCTAAGATTAAATCTGCTATGACTAAGAAGTATGGGGAGAAGAAGGGTGAACAAATCTTCTATGCATCAGCTAACAAAGGAACAATTAGTGGCGTGGAGAAAAAGCAAGAACTCAAGAAAGGTGGGGCAGTTAGAAAAACTCGCAAATCGAAGGTCACTAAAACGAAGAGCAAAAGTAGAGTTAATGAAGCTGGCAACTACACTAAGCCAGCACTGAGAAAAAGATTATTTGAAAAGATTAAAGCTGGCTGACGCGGCGGTAAGCCGGGTCAGTGGTCAGCACGTAAAGCGCAGTTACTAGCCCTAGAGTACAAGAAGGCTGGCGGTGGCTACAAATCTTAGCGTTGTAATGTTCTGCGTCATAACTGCCAATGCAGTAGAAGTAGAAACAAAAGTGCATGACACCCATGAGTGGCTGTCTAAATGTCATGTGGCATTAACAGAGCATGGGTTTGACAATCCAAGGAAAGAGTGCTTTTGCACAACAGTGACACCAAATGCCAACGAAACTCAATGAGAATACAGAGGTTGCATTACCTCTACGTAATATCATAAGCATGGTTGCTGCCGCATCTGTGGCAACGTGGGCATACTTCGGTATCATAGAAAGACTGAATCAGTTAGAAACTAACCTCACTATGATGAAGGCTGACTTGGAACAGAATACAGAGTTCCGCATTAAGTGGCCTCGTGGTGAAATGGGCAGCTTGCCAGCAGATAGTGAACAGTTTATGCTGATTGAGCATATAGCTAGTGAACTAGAAAAGTTGCAGAATGAGATAGAAGGTGGTAAAGCCCCATACGACCAGCAGCAAAAACTAACGCTAGAGTTTTATGAAAAGCGTATTACTAACCTTGAAGAGAATATAGAGAAGTTGCGGAACGGTGGTTGAACTTACTTTTGTTTTATTACTGGTAATGAATGGCGAGAAGGTTGAGTACACACCGTACCCTTCGCTTTCTGAATGTCTTTCTACCCGAAGAAAGATACATCGTAATGTAGGCTATTCTGAAAAGTGGTCTTGCAAAGAGTTAAAAGTTAAAATAGAAGACGGTAATATATTGGAGATTGTAGAGTAAGCTATGGCACCACGTAATCATAAAGACTGGACAAAGAAACCTAAAGTAGAACACATCAATTCGCTTATATATTCAGACCACAGCCTATATGAGCAGGAACAAGAAAACATATTTTCCAAAGTCTGGGTGCCTATGTGCCACATCAGTGAGATGTATAACAAAGGTAACTTTAGAACAACGCAAATAGCAGGTGTAAATGTTATAGCATGGAACACAGGCAATGGCGTAAAAGCATATAGAAATCACACTATCAATAAACCTAGTGGAACACTGGCTGTGCCTATGGTATCACTTGAACCAGAACTACACTGCGAAGTTAAACACGGTGGAATGGTCTGGGTGACACTAGACCCTAATCCAACACAAAGCGTAGACGAATGGACAGCAGGTGCGTTTGATTGTATTGCTGATGCCATTGATACTGAAGAGATGGAAGTGTTCCATTATCACAAGGCAGTAATAGACACTAACTACAAACTGTGGCATGATACTAACTCAGAGTTCTACCACGATTTTATGCATTACTTTAACCGTGTGTCAGGATTTAACGATGAGTACTTTGCTAGAAAAAATATCCCATTTGATAACGGACACGTCAACGTCAGTAGCTTTACAGTTAACTACGAAGAGTACGATGGTTTTGAAGACAGAGGAGAACTTAGTTTCCCTAACCTTCCACCTAACCAGTGGTATATGGTAGACTTGTTTCCCGGCTACAACTTTAACTTACGTGGCAGTGCCTATCGCAGTGACAGCGTAACACCACTAGGGCCAAACAAAGTACTAATTGAGTTTCGTGGTTATGGCCTAAAGAAAGATACCCCCGAAGAACGACAGACACGTATTAAACACCATAACTCCATATGGGGACCGTTTGGTAGAAACTTACATGAAGACCTGATTGGTGTCGCAGGTCAAGGCACTACAATGCGAGAAGGTACAGAACCCCGTAACATCTTGCATGGACGACATGAAAATAGCACAATCCACGATGAAGTAGGTATGCGCCACTACTACGCAGAGTGGTCTAAGTGGATGCAACTGGATGCTAGTAATCCCGCACTGGCAGCGTAAAAACAAATGACTATCAACCAACCAATGAGGAACAGAGATGATTGCAGAAGCCCTTGCGGGTATCGCGCTTGTAAAGAGTGCCGTAGATGGTATTAAATCTACCATTAATACCGCCAACGATATTGGCGACATCGCAAAGTATGTAGATAATCTACTTGAGGGCGAAAAGCAAGTACAACAACAAAGGTCTAAGAAATCTGGTAGCAGTCTAGGCGACCAGTTTGGAATAGAGTCTGTTGCACAAGAAGTTATAGATGCTAGATTAGCGCAAGAAAAAATACAGGAAATGCGCACCCTAGTTGATATGCGTTTTGGCCCCGGCACTTGGCAAAGCATTGTTGATGAAAGGGCTAGGCGCATACAGCAAGCAAAAGAAGCAGCACTCCAAGCAAAACGTGAAGCAATAAAACGTCACAATGAAATGATGGAGAATATAAAGATTGCCGCAGGTATAGGACTAATAGCTGCTATAGGTATAGGTCTTTTAATTTTTCTCTTGACAATCGTATAAGATAATGGTATAACTTATTCATGGCATTAAAATCACCACAACAGAGTTTAAAGAACTGGACTAAACAAAAGTGGAGAACCAAGAGTGGTCAACCATCTGCCAAAACAGGTGAGCGTTACTTACCAGAGGCTGCTATCAAATCGCTTTCGCCGCAAGAATACGCAGCCACCACTCGTGCTAAAAGAGCAGGAACTCGTGCTGGTAAGCAATTCGTCAAGCAGCCTAAAAAGATACAGAAGAAAACGGCGCAGTTCAGACGGGGAGCCTAATGCTTAATTTACTTATTGGACCAATTGCAGAACTTGCTGGCACATGGATGTCAGGCAAGGTAGAAGAAAAGAAAGCGCAAGCAAAGACACGTGTAGCCAAGGCTGAAGCTGAAGCTATCGTGATGCAGAAGAAAGCTACGGGCGAAATTGACTGGGATTTGGAGATGGCTAAAGGTAGCGCATCTTCGTGGAAGGATGAGTGGCTTACTATTCTATTTAGCATCCCGTTGATACTGGCATTTATTCCCGGCATGGAAGAGGTGGTAGCAAATGGATTCTTACAGTTACAAGCAATGCCTGAGTGGTATCAATATTCCTTGGGCGTTATCGTTGCCGCTTCTTTTGGCGTACGTTCAGCTACAAAGTTCTTTGGTAAAAAATGACATACACAATGGAAAAGATTCTAGCGTGGAAGTTACTACCTAGAGCAATGATGCTGGCTATGACATTAATGGCCTATCAAGTCGTGCAGTGGTTTATGGACTTAGGCCCAGCAGCTACAACACAGCAGACTGCATTCGTATCTACCGTAGTTGGTGCAATGACTGGTGCCTTTGCTGTATGGATGGGGCATGAACAAAAATGAACATAATGATTTGGGCATTGGTGCTTACTATATGTACCTCAGACGGTAAATGCTTTAATCAAACTGTTCAGTGGTTCGATAAAGAAAATGAATGTATACGATATAAACAGATATACGAAGAGATACCAAAAGATGGTTCATGGGCATCTGTCGAATATAAATGCGGTATCGTAGGGGCTATGGAAACATGAAGTATCGTAGAGAACATTTTATTGAAGAGTTAATTAAGCACGAAGGCTTGAAGTTACAAGTGTACAAAGACACTCTTGGAATTGATACTATTGGTATCGGACGAAACCTAGAAGACCGTGGCATTACAAAGCAGGAACTAGACGAATTAGACATTCCTAGTATTGACCATGTGTATGAGTATGGAATCACCGAAGCTGATGCGGTCTATCTAGCAACAAATGACGTACAGATTGTCGAAGAAGAACTGGTACGTGCGCACCCTTGCGTGGACAGGTTGGACTCTGTACGTCAGCTTATAGTTATGGATATGGCTTTTAATATGGGCGTACCAAGACTTTGCAAATTTAAAAAGATGTGGGCTGCTATCCACGAAGAAAAGTTTGACATTGCAGCAAAAGAAATGCTGGACAGCAGATGGGCAAATCAAGTAAAAGGCAGGGCTACTAAGCTGGCTAACGCAATGCATAATGGGGAATTTTGATGAGTAAAAACATTCGTACAGTTAGCTCTTCAAGAAAAGGTAGAATAGTTGTGGGTGTTGACCCTAAAAAGAAAACAACTTTTTTGCCACATACAATACAGAATAATATAAAAAGAGCAGCAAAGAATGTAAGTTCTTTTGTAAAGGGTTTAAGTAATTAATGGCTAGAGAACTAACAGAAAAGCAACAAGCATTTTTAAACGTCCTGTTTGAAGAAGCGGGTGGCGATATGGTAATGGCAAAAAAGATGGCAGGTTATGCTGATACTTCTAGCACTTCGGAGATTGTTAAAGGTCTTAAAGAAGAAATCTTGGAAGCAACGCAAATGTACATGGCTCGTAATGCTCCGAAAGCTGCGATGGCGATGACAGGTGCATTGTATGACCCGACTGAGTTGGGTATTCGTGATAAGATGTCTGCAGCTAAAGAACTGCTTGACCGTGTAGGTCTGGTGAAGACAGAGAAGATGCAGGTAGAAGCAAGTGGTGGCGTTATGCTTATGCCACCTAAAGCTG